GTTATCGGTTGTTTGGCCGGGAAATTACCTGGAGAAGTTACCATAGTGTCCAGCGACCGAGACTATTTACAGCTCGTGAATGAAAGGATTACAGTATATTCACCTATCAAGAAAAAGTTCTACCAGTACAAAGAGGTTTTGGAAGAGTACGGAGTTACACCGCAAAACTTCTTGGCAGAGAAAGTATTGATGGGAGACAGCGGAGACAACGTACCAGGCGTCAAAGGTATCGGGCAGAAGACCTTATTGAAGCACTACCCAGAGTTGGCAGACGATACGGTATTCACGTTAGACGAAATATTGGACAAAGCAAGAGCCAGCAAAGGAAACATATACGAAAGGATTCTTGCATTCGAAAATCAGCTGTACGTTAACGAACAGTTGATGGACCTAAAAAATCCCAACATACCGCAAGATTCGATGGAAACCATAGACTACATTCTAGAGAATCCAACGAAGACCTTTAGACCCAAAGAATTTGCAGAGCTGTACGAAGAGGACGATTTGGGTAAAAGCATAAACAACCTACAGATATGGTTGTTCGAAAAATTTCATGAAATAAGTAAATATAAATAAGTTATGGCAGTATTGAACACGCTACAAAGTTACGGAAATGGATTTCAAACAAAGGTTTTGTCGAGCTTATTAAAGCACAAGGAGTTTTTACAAAACGTTAACGATGTATTGGACACTAACATGTTCGATAACCCGGCTCACAAATGGATAGTATCGGAAAGTTTAAGGTACTACTACAAGTACCACACAACACCTTCACCAGAGTCGTTACAGGTAGAAGTGAAGAAGATCGACAACGAAGTATTGAAAGTTAGCGTAATAGAACAGTTGAAAGAGGCTTTAAAGGCCGCAAACGAGGACAGAGAGTACATAGAGCAAGAGTTCTCCAACTTCTGTAGAAATCAGCAGTTAAAGAACGCGATATTGGAATCGGTTAAATTATTAGAGAAAGGCGAATACGAAGACATCAGACACATCGTCAACATGGCCTCGAAAGCGGGTCAAGACAAAACTATCGGTCACGAGTACGAGAAAGACATGGAAACCCGATACAGACAAGAGCAAAGATCTCCAGTTCCAACCCCATGGGACAATCTAAACAACTTGCTTATGGGTGGTTTGGGCGTAGGCGATCTAGGACTAATATTCGGAAACCCTGGTGGAGGTAAGTCTTGGATGCTCATTAATCTGGGCGCAAGAGCGGTTGCAGCTGGGTTTACTGTGTGCCACTATACACTAGAACTTTCCGAGGACTACGTTGGTAAAAGGTACGACTCATTGTTTACCGGCATCGATGCTCAGCAGATTCATTTGCACAAGGACGAAGTGACAAAAGTGTTGGAAAAATTACCGGGCAAGTTGATCATTAAAGAGTTCCCAATGGGAAAAGCTGGGCCGGCAACCATAGAATCTCACATCCAAAAGTGCAGGGACTTGAAGTACCCACCCGACTTGGTTATTATCGACTACGTTGATTTGTTAAAGAGCAAGACAAGATCTATAGACCCAAAGGACGCAATCGACGATGTTTACACAGCGATCAAGGGTATGGCAAGGGAACTCAAAGTGCCAGTGTGGACGGTATCCCAAGTAAATCGATGTCACAATGTAGAAGATAAGGTAGAAACTCCAAGCGGTAAAATTAGGATAGGAGACCTTAAAATCGGAGATCAGATATTGACTCATAAAGGATTCAAAAAAGTCACTAAAGTTTATCCGATTCAGAAACAACCTACTTATAAAATTAAATTAAAAAATGGTAAAGAAGTAAACGTCTCTGCTAATCACGTCTTACCCACTCAATACGGAAAATTAAAATCTATAGCTACAGGTTTGAAGGCGGGAGATAAGTTATTTGTAAAAAAGTAATTTTTTGGCATACTGTCTATATTTATTATAAAAAATAATATGGCTGCGATTTTACCCGCCTGGATTAAAAAGTATGGAGAACAGGAAGCTTTAAAAATGTGGGAAGACTATAAACACAGAATTAAGGGAAATACTAAAGAAAAACTTAGAGAAAAGCATGGAGATGAATACGTAAAAGACTTGAGTAAAAGAAAAGTGTCATACTCTTTAGACTCGTATATTAAAAGATATGGAAAAGAATTAGGAGAAAGGAAGTGGAATGAAACGCTAAATAAAAAGTTAAAGACTCAAAAAGAAAATTTTAAAAATAAGAAATGGAATAACGGAAGAACATTAGAACAATATCAAACCAGATACGGAGTAGAAGATGGATATAATAAATGGCAAAAAAGGAATAAACATCAATCTTATATGGCGTCTTTAGAGAGATATTTAGTAGATTTCGGAGAAGAAGGTCGTGATATAATCAAGAGAATGAAAAATACCACGAGTCTAGAAAAATTCATAGAAAGATATGGAAAAGAAGATGGTCCATTAGAATATAAAAAATACACAGAAAGGCGTAAACTTTCATCTAAGAGATCATTAGATTATTGGATACATTATCATAACGGAGATTTAGAACTTGCGAAGCAGTCACGAAAAGAGCATCAAAATAACACGAGTTTAGACAAGTTTGTAGAAAGATACGGAGAAATTATAGGCAGAGAAAAGTATATAAATTGGATTGAAAATGTTACTAGCTGTCATCAATGGTATAGCAAAGTTTCTCAAGAGTTGTTTTGGAGATTATTTGAGGATCTTAATTTACTGGAACATGAGACAAGATTTTATGAACTTAATAGCGAAGAACAATTTTATCTAAACGATAAGGTAATAAGAGTTGATTTTAAGTACAAAAATAAAATCATTGAATTTAATGGGGATTATTGGCACGCTAACCCTGAATTATACAGCAAAAGTGATAAGTTAGTCAAAGGCAAAACTGCAGAATCTATTTGGGCAAAAGATGCCAGTAGAATAGATCGGTTAACATCAGCTGGGTACGAAATTATGGTTGTTTGGGAAAACGAATGGAAAAATAATAGGGATTATATATTAAATGAATGTAAAAACTTTATAAAAAAAGAAAATGAATAAACACGAACTGAATCCGAAAGACTTTGATCTTTCAGAGATAGAAAGCATAGAATTGATAGGTGATACGGAAACTATTGATATCACAGTGGACGATACACACATGTTTTTCGCCAATGATGTATATAGCCACAATTCAGGCGCAAAAGACGACGTGATCGAAGGCGACAAAGCGGCAGGGTCGTACAACAAGATGATGATTGCGGATTTCGCCATGTCTCTATCCAGGAAGCGTCAGGACAAGGTCAATGGAACCGGCCGTATACATATTATGAAGAATAGGTACGGCGCTGATGGTATGACCTATGTCGCTAAGGTGAATACAAATAACGGTAACATAGAGATCAATAAGGACGAAATGGACGAGGACGATCTAACATTCGATAACGGTCAAAGCGGTCCACCAAGGACCCAGTTACAGAATAAATCCACATTTAGTCCGGACGAGAAAAACTATTTGAACCAGAAATTTGTCGAATTGGTAGGGAAAAGTTAATTAATTTTGTTTTAAAGTCGTCATATTTATTAGAACAAAACAGACACCATGAGTTTCTTAATAGACCTATTTAAAAAAGCAAGAAAAGGGGACGCTTTCAGACCAACTGAAACTCCTGATAAGTATAACGACAGAATTGCAGCATTAAACGCGGGCGGTCAAAGCACGCAAACAAACACAAGGATCACTACTCCAAATGTTGCTAAATTGTCAAACGGCTTTATCCCTAGTGATAACAACTTAGGAAAACTTCCGTCTGCGTAATTAACCTAGACCTTTACTGATTGGCCAATTATAGAGCGTTAAAATACTCTACAGGCTAGTCTATTGTGTATTATATATTAAAATTAACTAAATAATGTCTATATTTGAGAAGAGAGTGGCGTTTAAGCCATTCGAATACCCTGAGCTCTACGATTTCGTGGATGCTATTAATCACAGCTACTGGATTCATACCGAGTACTCGTACGATTCAGACGTGCAAGATTTCAAAGTTAATTTGAGCAAGATCGAAAAGAACGCGGTTAAAAACGCCATGTTGGCCATATCCCAAATCGAGGTCAATGTAAAAAGATTCTGGAGCAATTTATACACTCAGTTTCCAAAGCCTGAGTTCGATGCTCTAGGTAGTACTTTCGGTGAGTCAGAAGTAAGACACAGCAGAGCTTACAGTCACGTGTTAGAGTTACTTGGATTCAACAAAGCTTTCGATCAGTTGGTGGACAATCCAGTGATTCAAGGAAGAATCGATTACCTTGCAAAGTACCTAAAGAACGCAGGGTCGAACAACAAAGAGCTTTACACACTTACGTTGACTTTGTTCTCTTTATTCGTTGAGAACTGCTCTTTGTTTAGTCAGTTCTACATCGTTAAGTCCTTTAACAAACAGAAGAACACCTTCAAGGGTATCGACAACGTTATCCAGGCCACAATGAAAGAAGAGAAGCTACACGCAATGGCAGGAGCTTACATTATCAACCTAATCAAAAAAGAAAATCCCGAGTGGTTCAACGAAGACTTCTACAGAACAATCGAAAGAGCTTGTAAGAAAGCCTACGCCGCAGAGGAAAATATTATCGATTGGATCTTCGAACTCGGAGAATTAACTTTTTTATCTAAGCAAGATGTATTAGAATTCACTAAGAACAGGTTCAATGAATCCTTGAAGATGATCGGTGCTAATCCAATATTTGAAATAGACAAAGAGATATTGAAAGGTTCTGAATGGTTCAACGTAGAAGTAGACTCAGAAACACACACTGACTTCTTCCACAAAACGCCTACGGCTTATCAGAAGAAAGCCCAAGCAATAACGGCAGAAGATATTTTTTAACAACATACAAACAATAAAGTAAATGAAGATCAAGTGGCTAAACAAGTATTCTAAATCGTTCTTGGAAAAGGACTACCTACTTCCAGGACAAACTGTACAGGACAGATTAAAAGTGATAGGAGACGCAGCAGAGAAAATCTTGGGCGTTGAGGGTTACAGCGAAAAATTACAACAATACATAGCCAATGGTTGGATTAGTTTGAGCACTCCAATGTGGACCAACTTTGGTACCGATAGAGGATTACCTATCAGCTGTTTTGGAGTGTACGTGGACGACAGCGTAGAAAGCATCTTAAGTTCCGTAGCAGAGATCGGAACAATGAGCAAATACGGCGGTGGTACCTCTGGATACTTCGGAGCTTTAAGACCAAGAGGAAGCGTAATTACAAACAACGGACACAGCAACGGTTCTAAAGCGTTCTTGGAATTGTTCCAATCTTGCGCCCAATCTATGAATCAAGGTTCGGTTAGACGTGGATACTTTTCTGCGTATCAAGACATCGATCACCCAGATTTCGAAGAGTGGTTGAACATCAGAGCCGAAGGGGATCCAATTCAACACATTACATGGGGAGTGTGCGTATCTGACAAGTGGTTACAGGACATGAAAGACGGAGACGCAAAGAAGAGAAAGATCTGGGCCAAAGTTATCCAGAAGAAGTTCGAAACCGGTTTACCTTACATATTCTTTACGGACAACGCAAACAATCACGAATCTGTGCCTGAAGTTTACAAGGGCAAGAACTCCATCAAAGCTTCTCAAATGTGTACCGAGATCATGTTACCTTCGGACAACGAAAACTCTTTTGTGTGCGATTTGGGATCAATGAACGACTTTTACTACGACGAGTGGAAAGACACAGATTGCGTAGAGGTACTAACTTTCTTACTTGACGCTGCAATGACAGAGTTTATCGAGAAAGCTTCCAAGGTAAAATTCTTGTCCAGAGCCGTATCGTTCTCTCAAAAGCACAGAGCTCTAGGAATCGGCAGATTGGGATACCACTCTTTGTTACAAAGCAAGATGATTCCATTTGAAAGTTTACAAGCAAGGAACATAAACATTGAAATTCAGAAAAATATATACGACAATTCTTTGAAAGCGTCTAAGAAATTAGCCGAAATGTTTGGAGAATGCGAAATGACAAAAGGCCTTGGTAGAAGAAACACTACAACTCAAGCCATTGCGCCAACGACTTCTTCTGCTTTCATCATGCAAGTTTCACAAAGCATCGAACCTTGGATGAGCAACTATATGATCAAGGATTTGTCCAAAGGCAAGTTCGTAATCAAGAACACATTTTTAGAAAAGTTATTGGAAGAAAGGGGACAAAACACCGAAGAAGTTTGGGAAAGCATCCAAAAACAACAGGGTAGCGTTTTACACCTTGACTTCTTGACCGAAGAGGAGAAATTGGTATTCAAAACGGCCAGAGAAATATCCCAAACCGAAATTATAGTTCAGGCAGCTCACCGACAAAAATACATAGATCAGGGTCAATCTCTCAATTTGTTTATCACCGCAGACACAAAGGCAAAAGAGGTAAACGAATTGATGTTATTGGCACACGAAATGGGAATTAAATC